TTGCTACAGTGTCCGATATTGTAACAGACTCCATGACGGCGTTTGGCTTGCAGGCGAAGGAGGCTGGACACTTTGCCGATGTGTTGGCGAAAGCATCCAGCAGCAGTAATACCAATGTCGGAATGATGGGGGCTACATTTAAGTATGTGGCTCCTATTGCTGGTTCTATGAAATACAGCATCGAGGATACAGCAACCGCTATTGGATTAATGGCAAACGCCGGGATTAAAGGGGAACAGGCAGGAACCACGCTCCGTGCGGTCCTGACCAGACTGGTGAAACCGCCGAAGGATGCGGCAGCGGCATTAGATGAACTTGGTGTAAGTGCAAAGAACTCAGACGGGACTATGAAACCTCTGCGTGAGGTGATTGGAGATCTCCGGGAGAAATTCGCTGGCTTGAATGACAGTCAGAAAGCGCAGTATGCCGCAAGCATCGCAGGGCAGGAGGCTATGTCCGGCCTTCTGGCTATTGTAAACGCCAGCCCCAGTGACTTTGATAAGTTGACAAAAGCCATCGACAAATCTGACGGAAGCGCCGAGAAGATGGCGAAGACGATGCAGAACAACCTGAAAGGACAGATTACGATTCTGAAATCGTCTCTTGAAGGTCTGGGCATAGAAATCTATGACAATGTGAAGAAACCTTTAACAAGTGCTGCAAAAGCCGGGATTAAGGCAGTAAACTCCCTGACAGCAAAGGTCAAAAAAGGTGGAATCAAAGCGATCATCCCGGCCGAAACCATTACAGCACTAAAAAACTTTGGCACAACTGCTTTAAATATTGCTAAAACAGTACTACCTATCCTTGGAAAAGGGATTGCAACAGTCGGAAACAACATAAAAACGGTGCTCCCGGCAGTCACAGCCCTTGTAGTAGGATTCAAAACTCTTAAAGTAGTCACAACTGTTGCGGCAGCATTTACAACAGCATCTGCGGCAATGGAAGGTGCAAAGACCGGAACCATACTCCTTGGAACTGCACTGAACCTGTTCACAGGAAAAACGATTGCAGCAACCGGGGCAACAACAGCATTTAATGCAGCTATGACGGCATTAGGAGGCCCTATAGGCT